TCAGCTCCTTCTCTGGCCCGCCCAGATAGTCCCCAGATCTGAGCCTATTGATCGATCGTTCACAGGACAAGACACAACAGACAAGACAAACGCCGGCCGGCTTACCTCCCGACGGTGGGTCGGTGGTCCCTGGGCGGGGGTCTCCAAATCCCGGACGAGCCCCCAAATGAAAGACCCCCAAGCTGGGCAGTCAATCACTCTGAGGAGACCCTCCCAAGGATCAGCGAGACCACGAATCCGGATGCAACAGCAAGAGGCTTTATTGGATACACGGGTACCCGGGCGACTCAGTCTATCGGAGGACTGGCGCCCGAGTGTGGGGTTTTTACCCTTTTTATAGAGCTGGGCAGCAATAAGCGCGGGTACAGAAGCGAGAAGCGAGCTGATTGGTTAGTTTAAATGAGGCTTGGGGTTGATCCCCGGTCATCTGGGGAACCTTGAGACAGTTTCTGGGTCTCTTGAAACTGTTGTTGTTTTAGCTATATCTGGGGACCATCTGTTCTTGGCCCTGGCCGGGGCCCTAGTGTTTGACCACAGATATCCTGTTTGGCCCTAGTCCCGGTACTTTCCAGCCTCTCTGTACTTCCTTGTTCTTGTTTTTCTGAGAACATCAGCTCTGGTATTTTTCCATCCTTCAAAATGCGTTACTGCAGCTAGCTTGCTAAGCCTTATGAAGGGGTCTTTCATTCCCCCCTCTTTCTGTAAACTGAATAAAATCTTTTATTCAATCTCTTATTGTCTTAAGTTGATGATATTGTTGAGTCAGAACCAGGGCCTGCACTACCGAAATCCTGTCTTTGATAAACTGGACCAGGCGATTGAGAATACAAGGCCCAAAGAGTAAAATTAACAAGAGGATTATCAGGGGACCCATGATGGTGGATATCAGGGTGGTGAACCAAGGGGACTTATTAAACAGCCCTTTAAACCACCCTTGTTGGGAGTTAAAGAGCTTTTGTCTCTGACTTAATCTTTCTCTAAGTTTGGCCATGTTATCTCGTACCAATCCCGTGTGGTCGGCATAGAAACAGCATTCTTTCAGTGTAGCACACAGGTTCCTTGTTTAAGGAATATCAGGTCTAATCTTCTCCTATTCTGAAGGACTACCTCTGAGAGGGAGGTTAGGTATCCTTGGAGGTCAGCTAAAAAGTCTTTCACTCTTTTTTATATCTGAGTCAATGGCAGGTTCTGGAATTTTCTATAAACCTTGTATTGTAGGGCAATGGAGATGTCCTTGTGTTGCCTCGTAGCACCTAGATAGCCTTAAGTAATTTTTTTTTAGCATCAGGATTCTAATCTGGACACTATCTAAACCTACACACCAAGGTC